ATGATGGAGAGAAAGAAATTATTCCTACTTTTGTTGGTGTTATGTCGCGATTGTTTGAGACAACTAAGCAAGGGATTTTTGTTACACTTGGTGATGTGTCTACTCCAACAATGTTACAACAGATTATTGATATACCCATGGTTCATGAGTTTTTCCATAAGAATGGTTTTCCATTGACTGTTGAGGTATCTAAACGATCACTAACACATCATTTAGAAATAGAGGAATTGGAGAAGATTGGAGAATGGTGTGGAACTATTGAGAGGCATGTTTCTGTTGCTCCGAGTGGTTTTCGGAAGTCTGAACTTTATGATAAAGCTGTTGCTTTTTGTCCTGCTGTGAAAGATTATGGTATTCCTATCCTTCGACCACATTTAAGTGAGGGGGTTTATATTAATTCACAGTTAGCAACTTTGCGTCAATTTGCTTCATGTGGAGAGGTTAAAGATCCAACCCCCTTTGTTGCTGCAGTGCATATTGCATTTGAGAAATTATATCTAAGGATGAAATTCGATTTGGAACATGTTGCCCCTTTGAATGTTAAACAATGTATTCGTGGTACCACACACACAAATCCATTGAATACGAAGGCTGGGTATGGCTTTCCTCATTTTCAACTGAAGAAATCACAGATTATCTGTGGTTCTCTGGATGATCCGGTGTTTGAGGATTGGTTTGCAGAAGAATTGTGTCAGGGTCTGGAGTTGATGGATCGTGGTATTCCATATTTGAATGTTGCTGTTGCGAACGTTAAGGATGAGATCATTAAACAGGATAAAATAGATAAGGGGATGGAGCGTATTTTCTTTGCAGGAAATACACCCTTTCTCATCTATTGTAGAATGTATTTGTCTCCAATTATGGATGTGTTTATGGCAAATCGTGATTTTCTTCCAGGTCAAATTGGTATGAATGCTATGGGATCTGAATTTGCAACTAGACTCCAGACAATGTATGATATGTTGGAGGATTCTGATTATGCTGCTTTCAGTGAGATGATGGAGAAAGCTGGATGGATGGACTCTGACTATGCTAAATATGACAAAACACTTTTGATTTTGTGTTTTGGTGTGTATTTGTTGTGGTTATTAGTGCAGCGTTGTCCATTTTATATGGTACATCCGGTTGAAATGAATAGAGTTAAGATGATACTCCAATCGCTGCAACAGTATGTTATCATTATTGGTGTGGATGTGTTTCTTATGCATAAATATATGCCAAGTGGTGTGTTTGGAACAGCTTGGGTTAATTGTTTGTGTGAGTTGTTACTGGAGATTTTGCAATTTTATTTTTGTTTGCACATATCCATAAATAAAATTGTTCCTACGCGTAATTTTGTTCTGGATTTATCTCGCTCATATAATTTCTTTGATTTTGTTGCTTTGATTAATTATGGTGATGATAATTTAAAGTATGTGTTTGAACATTATCGTCACATTTATTCCCATGATAATATTATGAAATTTTGTGATTTTATTCAAATGACACTTACACCAGCACGAAAGGAGGATAAGACAATTGAGTTTAAAACATTAGATCAAGTTTCATTTCTTAAACGGACTCCAGTTTATGATCCAGAGCTGGTTACCATCCACGGAAAGTTAGAATTTAACTCCATTGGTAGAATGTTAGCTTTTAGAGATACTAACGATTCCCAATGGGAGCAGATGGTTTTCCAGGTTGCATTATTGGAGCTTAGTGTTTATCCATCAGAAGTGTACGAAAGGTTTTGTGATATCTTTTGTATAACTCCCCAAATATCACAAACAATGTACCGTTATAGACGATACGCTTTTAGGTATGATCAGAGTGAGTCTCTGAATAAACCTATGATGATTCCTCTTTTAAATGTTGAGGAATTGGAGAATGACCTAGCACAATGTTCATTCCAAGCCGAGTCAGGGCTTACAAAACAGACTGTTTAATCAAAGATTAGTCAGTTTGTCTGACTTTTTTATTGATTACCAGTTTGACTGGTTTTTCC